ATTTGGAAGAAGAGAATCAGAAATTAAAAGAACGCATGAGAAAATAATAGATGGCTGAAATAACAAAAAGTTTAAAAGAGACAGCTGGTAAAATTACTGGCGGTTTCGGCCGTGGATTATCGAAATTAAGTTCAGTATTTAAATCGAAAAAAATTGAACCTGCCATGAGTGAAACCTCTGGCAGTATGTCCAATACACAGTATCTTGGATCAATATACCAATTGATGGTTGATTCTGATGAAGAGAGAAGATTGGAATATCAGAGAGAACTAAATCTAAAAGAGGAAAGTGATTCTGAGGAACAGAGACAACACCAAGAAATTATCAAGGCCTTGACTTTACGCAGAGAACCAAAACGAAAAAAAGGTATTAGTAAAGAACAAAAGCAATCTGAAAAAGTTGAGAAAACTGCAAAATCTACTGTCGGTAAAAAAACTAAAAAACCGAAAGTACCTAAAAAAGGTGAACCAGCCAAGAAGGATGAACCAGCCAAGAAACCTACAGATGCAGAAAAGGATAAAAGAAAAGAACAAAAATCTTCTGCAAAAGATGAACAGATAAAAAAAGATAAAAAATCAGCAGATGATGCCAAGGCGGCCGCCGATAAAAAAACAGCAGACGCAAAAACCTCAGCACAAAAAAAAGAAGCTGATCGAGCTCAAGAAGCGGCCAAGAAAAAAGCAGATGACGCTAAGGCAGCAGAAGAAGCCAAAAAGGCTTCAGATGCTAGACGAGCTGCTGATGATGCCAGCAAAAAACGGATAGCTGAAGATAGAGCAAAAAAGGAAGCCGAAACTAAAGCCAAAAAAGAAGCTCCTAAGACAGAGGCACCTAAGAAGGAAGCTCCTAAGACAGCTGAACCAGTTAAACAAACACAAAAACCAGCGGCACCAAAACCTGCGGAACCAGTAAAAGCACCAGAAACGGTTAAACCTCCTACTGCAACACAGAAACCTTCTGTGACTACAAAGCCACCGGTAACAACCGCATCAAAATTACCTAAAGGTATGTCCGCAGTTGCCGGCCCAATTATTGGTGCCATGGTCGCAGCAGGTATAACAAATGTATATGCACAAAGAGCAATTTTGGCAAATGTTCAGAAAGAAACTCAAGGTACTGAGCTAGAAGAAAATTTATTGAAATACAAAGGTACTTCTGCTAATAGAATAAGAGAAGTGTTTACTACGAGAGTTAAACATTTAAATGACTCTGAAATAGATGTAATTAAAAAAGATCCTTACAAATTTGGTGAATTAGTTTATGGTAAAAATACTGTCATTGGTCAATCAATGGGAAATACAGAAGAAGGTGATGGTTATAAGTACAGAGGCCGTGGTTTTATTCAACTAACTGGAAAAAATAACTATAAAGAGTATAGTAAAATTGCAGGTATAGATTTAGTAAAAAATCCAGACGCACTATTGCAACCTGATATTGCGGCAAAAATTTCTGCGGAATTTATTAAACGTGGAAGGGGTAAAAAGGGCCTTGAATTTACAAATCAAGAAGAAGCCAATCGTGCAGTCACACAAACAATTGGTGGTGCAAAACTAAATTTGGATAAAGGTATTGGCGCCAAGTTACTATCAACGGTGAATAATTATTCAAAAAATTATGAAGGTGTTGGTTCTCAAATAGATAATGTTTCCAAAGAAAACAAAGATATGAAGGTACAAGATAAACCTGCACCCGTGAATGTTCAACAAAATACAACAAATGTGTCGAATACAAGTGAATCATCCACACCAGCAAAAGTTGATGATAGACCAGCACACAAAAGGAAGTAAAAGATGGCAGACAATAAACTGAATTATCAACAAGCTAAAAGGGTTCGCGGCACAAGTTTCAAGGACCTTTTTGTTGACCAATTGGCCACCAAAGGTGTAGCCGGTGCAATCGGTAAAACAATATCGATGAAAACTCAGGCCAGAATGAAAGGTATCAAAGAGAAATTTGATCCTTTGGCTGTTGCTAAGTTTATGACATTTGGTTCTAAATTGGGTCCAGCTCTCTTGGGTAAGATGATGGGTCGAAAGCAAGAAGATATTGACTACTTCACTGGTAGATTACGTCATATTCGTTTTGGTGGTAAGTCTGAAAAATTGAATAAATTGGGAGGCCAGGGTGAAGGTGATGCGGGTATAAACGAACAGTTGGCTAAAATTTACGGTTTTCTAAAAAGTTCATATGAAAATCAAAAGAACTTAAAACAAAAGTCGGAGAATTTTGCAGAAGAAGTGTCTATGGAGAAAAAACGCCGGCATGATGAGTTGATGACAACACTCAAAGAACTAATGAAACGAATTAATCCTAACGCAACCGCAGAACCTGAAGGATCAAAATCTATGTTTGATAGTTTGTTTGAAATGTTATCAAATTTTGGAGTTTTATTAGCTCAATTGGGTGCAAAGGTTGCTGGGCTTGCCATAGATTTAGCTAAATCAATTGCTAGAACAGCTGCACAAGTGGCCGCGCCAGCTATGAAGTGGGCTCTTGGTGCCGTTTTGAGTCCTTTGGGGCTCGCGTCAATTGCTGCAGCAGTTATAGCTACTCCGTTTATGTTATCCGCAATAGAAAAACGTAAAATAGATGATGACCCATACTCTAAAGAATATGATAATAACGCTTATGCTTTAAGTGTTAGAAGCAAAAAAGAAGGTGGCAACCTTACAGAGGGTCAGGCTACAGAACAACTCAGAGCCAAATCAATGAAACAAGTGAATAGGCAAACTGTTGAGGAATTTGTTAATTCCAACCAAACAGATGATGAGTTAGTACGCGAGTTAGGTAAAGATAGGACCGGTTTAAAACAGTGGTTGCAAGAAAACCCCAACAGAGGCGCAATGTATCAGGTGCCAATGCAAGGATTGAGTGTACCACAAACTGCCACACCGATACCAACACCTGAGGTAAATCCAAGGGTTTCTACAGGCAAGGTAACTCCAATGGCTCCGGCAACAGATACACCACCTGCTGCGGCCGCACCTTCAACAATGGCAATACCTGTTCCACCTGCTTCACCAGTCAGCAATCTCACAAACAACAATATTGACTTGAATATGCAAAGTGTGGCTAGGGACAATAGTTTGAATGATGTTGTTAATAAAACGGTAACTAATGTATCTCAGACTCAACAAAGAGTTGGTCTAAGACCTAGTGAAATATCTGTCAGGAACGATGAGGAGACATTTATGGACCTCATAATGAAGTCCACTAGAGTAGTATAAACAAAAAACCCCGCACAAGGCGGGGTTCTAACTTTCCAGTGGGATAGTTTTAGTCTTCTTCAGCCAACTTACTGAAGTATGCCATATCGTCATCATCTTCCGATGGTGCATCAAATGCAACAGGCTTCTTAGGTGCAGCTTTTGCTTGTTCAACAGTGGTACGTGCTCGTGGAGCATCACCATCATCATTCAAACCAAGAACTTTTTCCAACCGATTCTTCAAGAAATCATAAGACTTGAATTCTTTGTCAGCAACCAACTCAGATAGAGCTGATTCTGATTTCCAGATTTTTTCAAGTTCTTCATCATTCTCAGACAACGGTGCAGCTGAAGTGAATTCAGACTTGTCGTAGTTTTGATAACCAGCAACCTTAGTGATCTTCAGTTTGAAGTTTGCACCTTTCCAGAAGTCAAACGGATTGATTGGTGTTTCATCTTCAAAAGCCGGATTCATCGCTTCAGTGATTTTGTCGAAAATCTTCTTACCAAATTTGAAGAGTTTAACTTGACCTTCATTTTCTGGATGTTTCGGATCACTAACGATGTAAATGTTTGCAATATAATTAAGCTTACGCTTTTGTTTGCGAACGATTTCTTTGTTGGCTTCGATGCCAGAGTTCCACAATTTGTTGTTGTGTTCACAGACTGGACACTGTTGGCTCTTGGTTGTCAAACAGTTGTCAATAAGCCAACCGCCTGGTCCTTGAAAACCATGTGAGAAGATTTTTACCCAAGGCAATCCATCATCACCATCTTGTGCAGATGCCGGGAGGAATCGAATTGTTGCCATGCCATTACCGGCCTTGTCAACTTCTGGTCGCCAGAACTTTTCCTTGTCGGTTGCACCCTCAGTGGATGCATTGAGCTCAGAGACTTTCGCCTTCAATTTGTCCAGATTGCCTGAACTTCTTTTAAGATTAGAGAAATCTACCATAATTTACCTTTCTAGTATTAACGGAGTATATTTGTATTAAACGGATTATCCACATGATGCATTATATAATAATATTTAGGCACTGTCAAGTATAAACTTTAACTGTACCAAGGTGTCTGCAACATTCTTGTGTAAGATTGCCGTACCACCTGCAGCGCGCCAATCTCTGATAACACTTTCCGTATCATCAATGATTAACGTATCTGTTCGAGCGTATTTTTTCTTTAGTTTTTTACCTGGTACAAAGTTTTTTTGAAAATCTATACCATGTTTTTCCAACCAAATCATTTTCTGTTTTGAGATTGCATCATATCTAGCCTCATTGGCTGTGGACGATAGAATCTGTGTTGGTGGTAATGCATTACGCAATGCTTGAACCAACTCCATTGCATCTGGCATTAACTCCAATGTTTCAAAGTTACCCTCTGCAATGAATTTATCAAAGTAAGTATCAAATTCTCCACGATCTCTAGTTTTTTCTGGACTTATTGAAAACAATTCCTCATACCGTTTTTCAAAATCGGCGATAACACCGTCCATATCCAAATAAATGCAATTAATTTTCGGCATGTTCTTTCAAACTTTCTTTCAGGATCAATTTAAACTTCTCTTTATCATAAGTTAGAAACGGTGTATACTTTTCAATTCTTCTCTTCAATGAAGGCCAAACAACATCATCCGATATTTTTTTGTTCCACATTGGCAGAAAATTCATAATGTCATTTAGTATGCACACCGTTTCTATGTTGGTGTCGTTGTGTGTCATTTCTTTTAGTAGGATTGGGTATTGACCGTCTTCTACTGTCAGAAGTTTATTTGGTGACTCAACTTCAACCAACAGTCTTATTATATCTTGTTCGAAGAGATAAGTCAAGCTCTGGTTTCTTTTTTGCCACTTCTTATATACCAACTCACTATCTGGACCGGTAAGTTCTCCGATCCACTTGATATCACTTTCCAAAAAGTTGGCAACATAAAAGTCACGGAGATCCGTTATGTCATATTTGCGTGACAATTTGTAAAAGGAATACTTAGCTTTGTGTACGGAAAAGGAATCTTTTGTCGTATTGGTCTTTCCGTTATAACGGAAAAAATTGTAGCTATCAGTAGTAAAATGCAACTTAATGCTCTGAAAGAGTGCATAAGCTTCGTAACCAGTAGTGTCCGACATAAATCAAAATGGCAATGTGGCACTTTTCTTTAGTAGATTTAATTCCTGCGCCTCTTCACGGATTTTTGCTTTAAGTGCTGTAGATACCAAAGATGATGCAATATCAACCTCCATGCCTGTTTGTTCGCAGTGGTGTACTATTGCATCCATGTGTGTAATCTTATTCGCTTTAGTGATTAGAGTAATCATCTCACTAAATTCATTAATTTCAGTTTTCGTAGGCACAATTAAGCTTTCTTATAAAATATATGGTTACCAATCGTCTTAACTACTTTAAGAGACCAACCTGGATTAACATAGGTTGCATGGTAGAACATTGCTTGACTTTTGGCAAGCTCTCGGTGCAATACATTTTCGGTAAGTGCTCGTTTGGCAATATAGAGTGATTCTTCCCAAGCATAAGGGTTCTTGATGGGATTAACCTTCTCGCATGTCCATGAGAATTGACAGGTTGAACCTGTTTTCTGATATACAACACCGCAAAAATCTGACGGATATTTTTTGCTGTTTGCTCGGTTGATTGTTACTTGTGCAACAGCCAATTTACCTTCATGTGATTCTGATGCAGCCTCATAATAAATGTTTTTTGCAATACACATTATTTGTTTGTTAATGTTATCGCCGACTTGTTGTTCAATAGTAATTTTTTGTTGTTGTGCAAATAGTGGTAAACACATTGTTGCTAAAACAATTAATAAAGTTGATGAAAACTTCATTCTATCTCCTTGTGTGTTAAGGAGGAGTTTCCTCCCCCTAACCCCTCAACTAGATTTTCTAGTAACCTTGACTGCTTCAGGCGCAGCAATGTTCGACACGAATCCATTCAAGCTATGAGCCTTGTTGATAATGTCGGATTCAGAGGGGGTTGTTGGCAAAGCCGGATGTTCGGGTGGAATTTCACCCTTAGACCTTGCTGTATCGCATTTGATATTCCAGTCTTGTGAAAGACGTTCTCTATCTGCGTGATAAGTATCATATAACATGTCTCTGGCCATTTTTAATAGTTCAAGACGGATTTCAAAAGGTGTCATGTTTGACATAGTATCTCCTTAGTTGTGTGTAATGTGTAATGGTACTTTTTTGAATGGGTTCCACCAAACCCATATCTTATTTAGTCATTCTTTTATTAGAACGAACCTTTTAGACCAAATTATACGACATTCATTTATATTTGTCAAGCGGTTAATGTCTCTTACCTGCTGGAATTCCTAAAAATGATCTAGCTATATCTATGATATAAATTAATCGCCGTTCACCTGTGTTATTGTATGCGCTATGTGGTTCTTCATTGTCAAACGCAAATATGTTTGACCAATCACACCGTACAACATTTACTTGCAAAAAGGTGTCACCTTCTGGTATAATTAACGGTATATGTATTCTGACGGTTCTTCTATCCCTATTTTCAATATCGGTGTGAGTCTTAATGACACCACCCGCATCCAATATGCTGTAACCACTACAACCACAGTATTTAAAATACTTTTTGGTTAGTGCGGCCGCAGTAGGTAAAATCATTTGTAATTTTGGATCAAGGAACATGTTATGTTCCACATTTTTTTCCGGTAATACATAACGTAGACCTTCAACTTTCCAAACATTACGCTCTTCTTCCGTGATTGTTGCATTCTCATTTGAATCAGCGTATGACACACCACCACGAAACTCCGTATAGAAATCTTTGTGATAATTCAAAAACTCTTGTCGTAGTTTTGGAATTAATTCTTGCAACTCATCCGCAATTATAATTTCTTCTTTACGCCAAATACTTTGTGTCATGTTTTAACTATTTTTGTGGTAGTAGTCAATAGCTCTCACAAGCCCCTCAATGTGATCTTGTGTCTTTTGTTTAAATACCACAGGTCCGGAATCTTGCACGGCCATAATGATAACAATATCATCAATAGGTTGACCGACCAACTCTTCATACATCAATGCATATGCTGTTGTTTGCCAAAAGTAATCTTGGATATCTTTAATGTCCTTCAACTTTTTGGAAGTCTTAAAGTCAATTACCGACAAAACACCTTCATATTCACCAATACAATCTACTCGACCAGCTAAACCTAATTGAGTGGACCACAATCCAACCTCTTGATAATGTATGTTATTAATTTTATCTAGTAGTGGTTTGAGGGAAATGAACATTTCCTTAGCGTCAGGCATAACTACACCTGGTGGTTTAGGTTCATTGTTCAGATAATGTTCACACAAGGTGTGTACATTGGTACCACGGGAGGTCGCTTGTTTAGATATCTTGTTAGCAACTTCTTCACCAACACGCCTACGCCATTCCATGATGGCCTGTTTCTTTTGAGCACCCACCACGGTTGTGACTGACGGCAACTTTTTACCATCTGGTGTAACATAGTATCTTTTCCCGTCAGGAAAAGTTTGAGACTCAATTTTTGGAATCTCTTTTGGTGGGCAATAAACAAACATTATAATCCTAACTTCAGTTTTTTGTATTCAAGGATGGTTTGATCGGCTTCTTCAATTTTTCTATTTAAAGCAGACTTATCAAATGTTCCATCAATTATATCTTTCACATCAACTCCCAAACCAACCAACTCATACACATCATGGTTGATACTAACACCTTTGTCAGCATTTCCATAGATTGATTTGCCGGCCTTGATCCGCAATTGTTCAGTCTCTTTATTCAAAAGGGTCGCAATTGTTCTGGCACTAAAATAATTTAAATATTTATTTTTCCACATCATCAAGTTGCTATCATCATTGTTGTATCTTGTATCGTCATCATATTTAGATATGTTATATTCACCTGATATCATTTCAGTGTAACCCCATTTGCCGTATTCTTTTTCAAATTCACTCAGCCGACTTACTGAATTTTTTCTGATTACCAAAGGCCACCAATCCCAATTATCAAATACTTCAAAATTTTGTTCCACTAACATCTTTTGACTATTGTATACGCTCGATAATGGTTCACCTGGTAAACCACAAATCATACCTGTATATGTGTAAGTTGGTTTGTACTTTTTAAGTTTTCGAATTGCTTCAAATTGTCTTTCATTATCTAAACCTTTTCCAATTGCTTTCTTTGCTTCGGGGTGAAATGTTTCCAAACCAAAAGTTGCAGCAACCAATCCAGTATCTGCCAACATGGGAATAGTTTCCGGAAATCTCTCAATCAAATCTGCTCTTAAAAATGCAGTGTATGTAATTTTAACACCACTTTTTGCAATAGCTTCGGCAACATACTCTAGTTTGACAACATTGTCATTGAAGGTGTCATCATTGAACCAATAGTTATTGACACCAAACATCTCATAATTTCTTCTTAGTTCGGCTGACAAATTATCAACATGACGAATATAGTCATTTTTCTTTTTACCCAACAACGGAAATGCACAGAATCTACATCTAAAAATGCAACCGCGACTAATTTCAATTGGTAAAAAGTTATTTTTAATCAGGTCACTTTCTAACCATTTAATAGACAAATCACTATCATCGTTTTTATAAATCATTTCGGCATTAATAGCCAATGTACCTCTATATGGAACCCACTTCAAATCATCCAAACGCTTTTTGGTTAAAAATTTAATATAGTGTAGTACCGCTTCCTCAGCATAACCCCAGAATACTCTATCAACCTTCAATAGGTCGACACCATCAATTGGTGTTTCATTTCCGCCAATTAATGTTTTTACATGAGGATATTTTTCTCTGATATGATTAAACAAAAAATTAATTTTATCGAATGCATAAATGAATGTGATACTGATACCAACAAACAGAGTTTTTGGTCCAATAAACCTAGCACAAACTGTTTCTATTTCTTCTTCGGTGAAATTACCAAAATAGTCAACAACCTCAATGTTGTAACCATGTTGGTCTAAAACTGTTCTTAATCTTGCTGCACCAGCTGGTCGACTAATTGTTCTAGTTCTTTCCATGCCGGTAAAAATAATACCGTGTGTATCAATCATAATTAAATAAGTTCGTTGTCTCTAACTTTTTTGGTGACATATTTTTGTCTAATGGCTTCAAAAAAATCAATGTCCTCTTCAGTTAAGTCTGAAGAATCAATTTTTTCTCTATAACCTCTTACGTAATTTTCTAATTGTTCAAATTCACCATCATAATTGAAAAATTTAGTTATTTTTTTGGTGTCGTATGCATCCATTATAATATGATATCTATCTTCATCGGAATCATTTCTTATTTGATGCCACTGATTTGTCCAAAGAATCCACACACCACCATCGGCTGGCATATGTAAATTCTTGCCTTGACAAATATGTACACATTTCTTGTTTGTCCATAACGGTATGTGTATTCGTGCCATATATTCAGTTTCATTGGCATCTTTATGTACCAAACTTTTTGAATGTGCTTTTAAACAAGTCACTCTGGCTCTTGTAGGATGAAACCCCATCTCGCGTATGTCATCCAGTACTTTTTTAATTTCACCAACATAAGCTTCAGTTGGCTTATCATGTTCCAATCCATGAGAAATATTAAAGTGTTTATATGCTTTGTATATCAATTCTTCTGTTGGAAGAAAATTTTCCAGTGATTGTCCATGTTCAAGTTGAATTGCTTCCCAACCACCTGTCCATGTGGCCTCTCTACACAATAAACTCCATCCACCAAAACCATTATATTTTGGTGTTTCATATTCTTCACCCTGTATGACTTGGTCACCCAAAGTAAAAACACTTTCACGAACTTCGTTTTTTAATTTTTCAATATTTACCGTGTAGTTTAATTTCTCAAAAAACATTTTTTGTCCTTTATAAATTTCCAGTTTCTTTTAACATATCATAAACTTGACCGTAATCATAATGTCTAGTTCTCAGAGAAAAAGCCTTTCTGATTTTAACTTCACCTAGTGGTTCAACATTGTGAGCCACTCTAACATCCAACATATATGCTTCGTTAGGTTGAGCTACAAAACAACCAATCTCATATACATCATCAAATGTATAAACGGCGTCAACATATGTGATATCTTCACATGTCGGCATATTTTGTTTTTCTGATACAAATTCTTTGACACGGGTTTTTAGTGCCTCTATATCTATATCTTTTTCTTCCATACGTTCAGTTGTAACATCTGTGTGCCTATCTTCTTCTGTTTTCCAAGAACTTACTCCTTCTTTTGGTTTAAAGAAGTTAGTTTTATAATTTTGTGGTTCATAATAAAAATTAATTGTGGTTATAAAATCATTGTCAACATGTGGTAACAACAAACTGTTGATCGACATTCTTGTTACCTGAAAATCTTTATGATAACGTTCCGGAATAACCTTATACAATTTTTCCAATTCAGGTTCTGGTGTCCAAATGGTATTGTGTCTAACACCTAAACCATATTTACCGGCAAACGAATCTGCTCGTCCTCGTGGTATAACTGTGTGAGGCATGTACTCATAAAGGTTCTTTAATTTAACAAATGACATTTTTGGTTTCCTTTAACATCCGAATTACGTTCTCATACCCATGAACAAAAGTTCCTAAGGTGATGGCTTTACGCAAATTGAATTCACCCTTAACGCCATGTATTCGACTTACATCAAGTAACCAAATTTCAAAATCTTTGGCCACAAAACTATCAACTTCAACTAAATCTTCCTCAAAATATATATGACCATTTGTTTGATTTTTAACTTGCACCGTTCTTGGTTTCTCAACCTTTGGCTTATAAAATGTTGTTGTGCAACCTTCTGTCTGGAGATAAAAATTAATTGAGGTTATGATTTCTGTGTCTGTATGTGGTGGGATTATACAATCAATTGTCATAACTGTCAAGTGGAAATCTGGCCAGTACCTTTTTGGTAAAATGCCATATATCTTTTCCGCTTCTGGTGACCATATCTTTTTATAGTCAATGCCTTTACCCTCGACTTGAAATGATTTTAGCGGATCAGTAATTGCGTAAAGTGGTTTTTCAAATGTATTTTCCAGTTTGATAAACATTACTTCCAATCTTTAATTTTGGCCATACGGCCGGCCCAGCTCTTCAGAATAACAGTATTTGATGCATCCTTTTCTACCACTTTTCTCAGGTCAGTTGATAGTGAAATGCGTAGGTCATCCGATTTGTTTTCATCAACACCATGTAAAACGTAAGATGGGAAAAAAATTAACCGACCTTCGACAGGTTTAAATCTACGTTCACGCATGAATGGACTACCACTCAACCTATTATTCAACCAATCAATAGAATGTGAGGAATCAAATGCCACCAAGTCTCCACACCCTTCCTTAGCTTTGATGTAGTATGTTGCAGCAATTGCAGATTCGGTGTGTCCATGTACTTCCAAACGTTCATTTGGTTCTCGTACATTAATCCAACCCATGAAATGTTCGCAACCACGAATGTTTAACATTCTCAATTGTGGAATGTTCTGTACAATCTTCTTGGTTACAATATCTATAATTTCTTGTTTTAGTATATCTAAGTTGGGTCTACTGTAGTCCCATATACTATTGTTTGGGTCTTTGTCTTTACCCAATACGATATCTTTACCTATACCGTAGATTTCGTCCAATAAAGTTTCGTTGAATTGCTCATCAAAGCGAGTTTGTTCTTCCCATATTGGACTTTGCCAAAACATATTCTGTGCATTTTGATACCAGTGATATCTATCTCTATCTTCTTTTGTTGTCATAATATAAAACCGATATTAGTTATTTTGCGATTCCAACCATTCTTTTTGTAGTCTCAATCTTTCCGCTTTTATATCATATACAGATCCACCGATGACGTCAGTTCTAGGTGTAGAAATAAAATATTCATATTCTTCTTTTATGTCTCCACGATCTTCACCAAGAGGCTCATCCAACAATTTTTTTAGTAAATCAGCATATTCTTGGCTAATATAAAAAGTTTCTTTTTTTTCTTCATCTGAAAGCTTTAAGAAATTTTCTTCAAAAGTTTTCTTTAAAAAAATATGTACACAATTAAAATCATATATAATTATATTGCCGTCAGATGCTTTAAAAGTTTCCATAGTTGTGTAACTGTTTATCATTGTTTCTCCAACCACACTTTATATTCGTTGATTAATTTTTTATTAATATTTTTTCTTGCACTTGCCGGTAAAAAAAGTACAGAATTCGTTGATGGTTCACCATACAACTTGTGAATCAAACTTTCATGGTCAGTCAACATTTTAAAAAATCTTTCTTTGTCAACCTGTGAAAGGGCATTGATAATTTCGTAACTGGTTGTGTTGAAAAAATGTGTTACGTGGTCACCAAAATATTTTTCATCATTGCCATCGGCTGTTATTTTAACTGGTCTTTGATTTGTATATGTTGCCATCAAGCCACCTTTTTCTTTGGAATAATTCTTTCAATTAAACGACCAAGTTCTGCAACTAGTTTAAACATAACAAAAATTATAACAAGGCCTGCACCTTTGATGAAACCAGGTTCTTTCTTACTTGGCCCAAACCAACGCTGCCAGACGCCGACAACCTTACAAATTGGCACACCAAAACCCATAATCATTTTACCCGTCAGACTGCCAGATTCATCCTCACCCATAATGTGAGCCATTTCTTCAGCCCATGGTGTTGCAATATCGTAGGCCCATGTTGTTGACCATTTTTTAGCAGCTATACCAAAGTCTTCATCGGACATCCAAGGCATCATTTTAGGACCTTTGCCGTCCATCCAGTCAACAACAATTTCGGCCCATGCACGATATCCATTGTAAATATCAGGATTAGTTTTAATCAAACGTTCACCAAATGCTTGATCGGCTTCAAAAATATTTTGTTTCATCATACCCAAATCAAACAATTTTGTACAAATAATTTTTGAACAATTACAATTAAAGGTAAAACAATTTTGATTACTGGTGCAATTATATACTGGATTTGCGCCGACATTGCAATTACCTGTTTGCAACCATTTCTGTGTATCACAATTTGCACAATTGATGGCTGTACAATTATTTGTGGCATTGCACTGCCGGGCTTGGCTACCGGCACTCTGACATTGACCGCAAGCCGCATTTCCGCTATTACAGTTACAATTGCCGGCATTCGCATTGTTACAATTTCCAGCATTATTCTTTCGATAATACTGTAAACCATAAAATCCATTGACATTTGCTGTGCTGGTGGCTACGGCCGCATCGGGCCCGGCCGGCCGCAGCGCTGGAAGCATAAAACCGTTGAGGAAAGTTAAAGAGGTATTTACTGCACCACGGCCTATTTCCGTGTTGATTTCGCTAACTCCTAATGATGAACCTGAGTTTTTTATTGTCATTTGTTAACTCTAAAAGTGTTGTTTCTATTATTTATGAAGTTTCTAATCGTGATTTACCATACACCGGTATTTCATTGACTACACCAATAATTTCGTTAACCACCTTGATTGGTATGATTTTTTTCTGTTTTTCTTCTTCGTGCTGGAAGATTGTACCAAAAACATCTTGTCTATCCAATGGTAGTGTATCACTTTTAATGAGTGTTGGTATATAACCATTTGTCACCATAGTAAACGCAGCAGCAAATAGTGCAACATTGTCTGAGTAAGCATTAGCACATGAAATGTCCCAAAACTTTTTATCCAAGAACATACAAGCACCTTTGCAAATATGCAATACTGGACACTCTGGACATTCTTTTCGGTTTGACCAATGTGTGACAGATTTCAATTCAACATTTGAGTAATCGTCCAATGTACCGCCATGATGCGATTCACCGTTCTTGGAGATTTCCAATGAACTCACATTCTGGCATGTCATAACATTGCCGCGCAAGTCAACTGATATGGTGTGTTCATCGTCCATACCACATTTTTGTCCCAAATATTTTGCTTCATCGTGGTTTAAAATTGAATTAATTAATCCTTGGACTTTACCTAATTGGCCCATAAATCTAATATTTGGACCTTCACTGTACAATTCACCAAATGACCGTTGTCTAAATTTAAAATGGTCCTGTTTGGTGATTAGTGAATTTGAAATACCATCTTCATCATAAGCATCAACCAAAGAACCTTCACCTAAATTAACATTCTTATCACCTGTTAAATTTACAAACCAATCAGTAATTTCTTTTCTACTTTGGTTTTTAGCGTTCAACATGGAATTAAAGCTTATGTTTTTTCCAAGTCTTGTCATCATTCTATAGAATCCAAGAATTCGTTCTTTTTGTTCTGGGTCATCAAATGGATCAGGACCACGAACAAACTGTCCTGGACCATCATGTGATATAGACACAGAGAAGTCCATCATCATCAACCAATCAATAATTTCATCAGTCAAAATTGAACCATTTGTGATGACACTAAATTGTGGCTTTGTTTTCCAACTATCAAATTTCTCTGCAATGGCTTCAGCCAAAGGTTTCATTGTTTTCCAATAAACAAATGGTTCGCCACCCCAAAATTCAATTTTTAGTCCAACATCTTCATCAAAATGTAGGTTTTCTAATTTTTCGAGAAAAACATCGATATCTTTTTTGGAAGTTTCAGGTTGACGTTCAACAAACTTCTGTGAGCAATAGTCACATGAATAGTTACAACTCAAACCCATTTGAATTTTCAACCAACTTATCAACTTGGCTTTTTTCAGTGGTCGGTTTTTATCAAATGGCTTATATGGTTTTAAGAAGTTGTCTGTTCGTTGATCTTCAGGATATTCAAAAATGTTACCATCAGCATCTTTCAATACATTGGACATGTTATCATAACTGAACATCTTCGTGTCACCATCTTCGAATTTTGTGGCCTGGATTTCAAAAATCATTTTTTTCCCGTTAGTTTATTACAGTTGTATATTTATATCAATAACCAAGTTCTTCACAGGCCACGATCCATTGTTTCACTAGACTACTTCGAACAATGTCATCTGGTGTAAAGTAGATTTCTTGGAACGATGGCATCTTACGAGCCACTTCAAGGAAATCATGGAAAGATGTTTGGTCTTTGTTACTCTTAATCAAGTCTGTCTGTTTAAAGTCACCAGAGAAAATAATCTTTGACCGATGCCCAACCCGTGTAATGATTGTATTGACTTCAGACCAATTTAAGTTTTGGTTTTCATCCACAAGAATGATTGCATCATCGATGGAGATACCACGGATTGCAGTGGTAGAAATGAAACGCACATAACTCTGTTCTTTCAATCTGTCCCATGCATCAGGTCTTCCGAATAGTGTATTACAAATTTCTTTGTATGGCAACTCATAGATTTCTTGTTTTTCATCCAAGTTACCTGGCAAGTATCCAACATCACGCAATTGTACCAGACTGCGTACAACCACTACCTGTTTAAATGAGTTATTTTTATCTAGTACTTCTTCAATAGCTTTGTACAATGCTAAGAAGGTTTTACCTACACCCGGACTACCAAACAGTCCCATAAAATACGCACCACCTTTATACATCTCAAAGAATAGTCTTTGATTCTCGGTTAGTGGTTCAAAGGTTTTTAAATGATCCAGTTTAATTTTTAAAGAATTACTTGTAACTGGTTGATGCCTAGTTTTCGCATCGTCATCATGTTGTTCCGTATACTTCGCCGTTGATCTTTTGGTAACCATCATTTCTCCCTTTGAATAATGCAGAAGTCTTTTTATCCGAATCAGTAGGAAGTTTCTTACGATTCTTTTTTATGTTTTTTACCTGTGTATCAGGTTTCTTTTTAGGTAGAAATAAAGCTGGCACTTGGGGCATTACCACTCCCTCGACATTTTCGTTTTGTGGCCAGCCTTCATTGTGTTTCCGGGTATGGTTTCTTTCATTCGATTAATGATATACTTCTCAAATGTGGAGTCTGCCTGACCCGTTCCTGGTGTACTCATACGCATTCCATCACCAAGTCCAGCAAGACCCTCGACACTAAAGTATCGTTCAAGATGTGTATTGTTTTGTTTGAATTCATCATACTGAGCAATTTTCATTATGTGCTCTTCGACTTCATTTGTATTTGAATTAAAAAACTGATAAGTTGGCATTGAACCACTCCGGTACATTTCGAGAATTATATTTACCTGACCACTTGGCCAAATGTGTCTTTTTATTTATATAGTAATTATGATATGAAGCTATAGAATCACCTGGAACTTTATCTTCATCTGGCATTGCAGGTGTTGGTTCTGTGAATGGAACTGTAACTGGTGATATGTTCATTGGTGGATACATCAATTCTTCTTCAAGACCAGATGCTTCAACTTTATGAACTTTACCATAACGATAGGTGTACTCACGGCACAATTCTGTCAACAGTTTAGACAACCAGACATAATTTGCATAAGACTGCCTGCACCATATTGCTGAAGGATGATTGATATGAGTAGCAACATAGAGCTTAGACTCACGGCCGTCAGGAAGAACATATCTAGTTTGTTTACGACCAGTTTTAGAGAGGCCAACAGACAAAGTGCCATCAAGAACACGGTGAGCAGTAGAAAGAAGTTGAGCATATTCTAGAATCATTTTTATTGTGTGACGGTCATTGTGGAATTTTGCACATTCTTTAACATCATGTGATAGATAAAATATGTTCATTGTGTTCTTTCATATAACGAATTATTGATTCTAATTGTTCAGTTGTAGAATCTTGTTTTAACCAATTTGCCCGGTGTGATATAATTTTTACATTACCTTTGATATAACCAAGTTTTGGATCAACTTTATCAAAAGATGCTGAGTTATCATACGGACCGTCAATTAAATCATATTGTAACACAGTTCCAAACACGGGGCAAGTGGTGTTCCACTCAATGTCCGAATATTCTAAATTAAAAGGTATATGTTTGGATATAGCTCGATTCATCAATGAAGTAAATAAACGTTTTTTTCTCCATTCAATGTCGGTTTTATTTTTATCATACCAACGTTTATTCGATATCATAACACAATCATAACAAACTCCATTATGAGAATATCTTTTACTGGTGTGTCCCTGTGGACATTGTTTACCTGTAAAATAATATTTTTCACCTTGTTGTTGAGCAGATTTTCTGGTTGTAGGTAACATTATTTTCTCCTTTACTTACAACTATTTATCATTTTGAATATTTCAATTCATTGTGATATTCATACTATCATTCCGCCGTATTTATCAAATTTAACCCGAGGCACATCAGTCCAACCTTGTTTTACTACACCGTAACCAAGTTCATCATGTTCCCAAATTTGAACCTGAAGTTTCACTGTTGCAACTTGGCCATCATCACCAAGAATCTCCGCAACCTGAAATTGATATGATAATGGTTTAACAAAATCAATAGCAATCGGGGTTGGTGTCGGTGGGTAAATTTTTTTACTAGTTAAATTAATCACATTAACATCCGAATCAGACCAATAGTATCAATGCTGACTAACAAGATGTAGTTAGCCAACATGCCAAATGATTTCCTAGTATAACTAGCCCAAGCATACATAGAACAACCAGCAATCCAAATAGGATAAAGTACAAGTAAAGGTGGATTAGGGACAGTGGCAGCCATCGTAATGCTGCACCCAATACTGATAGCCCAAGCCAGAACTTCCACTCCGAAACGAAATGGGTTAGTTTTGTAATCATCATATATCCACTGTATAGTTGGTTTGAATAAATCAATAATCATTTGTAATTTACAATTTTGGGATTTCCAACTCGGCTGATTTTGATTTATTAGTTTCTTTAACTTTACCTAAAGCGCCTGCTGTGATGCGTTGCACATCTGCGACACTTACTGGTTGCAATGCAAATTGTTTGAATTCATCGTAACTATTGGTTACTCGCATAGCACTTTTTGAATTTACACCAGCATTGTCTGCGGTGAACAGAGCACAACCGCCAGCAGCAAGAGGTACAATTTCTACAACAAGATCCAGGTTAATAATAACTGGACAACCTTTTTCAACAGAGTTGACTTCAACGAATAGTGACATAATTAGTTCCTTATTTTTTATCACAATCTAACACACGGACCAAGAAAACTGTTTTTTCAGTTTGCGGCCGGACAAAATAACACTCACCACTGATAGACCACAACAGATGGTTTTGAATACCATCTTTGAATTCTGTAAGAGCTGTTGTCTTACTATCCAGGTTATAGACCTGATACAGTATAACACATGCCAGAATTGTTGTCAACCAGTTGGTGATATTTAGTTTAATAAATTCATATATCTTTTTAATCATAATACATCCAAAAATAAAAGAGCACCCGCCACAATAAACATCAATGCAACAAAAATGACTCCAAATTTCTTGGATTCACCTCGGTAGTAATCGACCTCCAACGCAATCATTTCATGTTGTGCTAGTACCATTGAATTACATTCTTCTGGTCCACCCATCATACGAATTGTCTTATGAGATTCTTTTAACCTCTGACTTGACGATATAAAATTTAATATTGAAAACATGATTAATCCCAAAGACCTTGAAAATATACACCAAATAACCGCAGGCCATTTTGAATACGAGCTCGGTGTTTCTCCATGCCTTTCCAATCAGCATCACCTTCTACTTTCCAACGGAGAGGCACTGATGTTTTACCTTCATCTTCTGGATATTTGGTTAAATCAATTTCGGGATGTACAGTCCAATATTGATTTTCCCAATTTTCATCACTGAGTTGTTCAAAGGCCCAAATCATTTCACCCATAACCCAATCCCAACGAGTATGTACATTTGGTCCTACATCTTCTTCTGTGACTGTTTCTTTATAGAAGTCGAATGTGCGTTGGCTATCATAGTCTTCTGTGGTGGTGAATCTGAGGTGTTCAGGAACATCATTCAAATCAACCAGAGCTGAACCTTGTTTTTCCAACTTTAACTGTTTAAGCATAGGAAGAATAATCGGCGCAAGGGTGCTGTCCATAGACCAAGTGTCCCACTTGTCAATCTTCACATAATTAATTCTTGGGTGTATTTTGTTCATCACAAAACGGATTGCTTCACTAATAGGTTCCAGTCTGTCACTCCACTTATCACACCAGTCTGGACGATCTATATACTTGCGTGTCAGTGCAAATTCAATGCTCTTGTCACGACTACACTTTGACCAATCAGTCCAGAAAAACACATAGTCTAGGATGGTGTACGGTGAGATCCAATGATCTCGGTAGTTACTTAGATAAACTTTCATTTTTTAATCCTCAACATTTGTTCCAATGTGAACCGCTTTTGCATATACGGAGATACATCTGCCAATCTGGATACAGGTAAATCACCCTCACGCCTTGGTAAATAATTTACCCTGAAGTCGCAACCATTGGCGACCTTAAATGCATCTACAATTTCCTGTACAGTATGGCCAGTGCCTGAACCCAAATTCTCAACTACTCCATTGACAGGAGGTTGTACAATAGCACGTTGAATGGATTCGCATATTTCCAATACGTGTACATAATCACGAATGGCGGTACCATCATGTGTAGCGTAATTATCACCATAAAGATTAAAGACACCTGTATCACCTGCTTTCATTAAATTATACATCAATCCATCTGGATTAGTTGGATCATAACCATTCGAACCTATCACATTATAGAAACGAAAAATTGTGTGATTCAGTTTCTTTATTCTACAATACTCACGCACCAAAGATTCCGTTTGCAACTTTGACAATGCATATGGACTGATTGGATTTTCAGCCGCACCAGTTGATGCAAAGATGAAATGGTCGAAACTTGTATTCGCCAGCACCTTCAATGTACCACTCACATTTGTCTTGAAATACTCCATTGGTTTTTGCATAGATTCAGCAACATTAACCAATGCTGCAAGATGCACCACAACATCAAAGTGTTCAAATTGGTCATTCCAAATATCCTTATTAATGTCTTGCAATACGAAATCATCGGTCATCTGTTTTTGAAAAACATAATCTAAACCGACAACATAATCATGTTGCAATACGGAACACAGGTGTCGGCCAATGTATCCCGAACTACCTGTGATAAGAATCTTTTTCTTCATTTATCGTAATCGATTTCGTTAATGTATTCGCGTTTGTTTTCAATTGGCCAAGAAGCTAGATAACCATTATCTTTATCGAATTCTTTTAAGAACTCTTCATCAGTAATTTCTCGGCTAGAAAATATAGTTTCATCAACATGATTTTGTGAAAACTCTTTGAAGGACGAACCATCCAAACCAAGTTGGCATGTTACCTCATCAAGAGCGTGTGATTCTTCATTGGCTTCAACAACATAACGCATACGAAAGGTTGAAATTGTTTCAACCATATACAATTTTTTTTCCATATTACACCTCAACAAATTTCAATTCAAAGTTATCAGCTTCCTGCTCATAACCAATATAACCACGAGGATTACAAACAATCCGTGTCGTACCAATCACATAATCAAATGGGTTATGTGTGTGTCCGTGTGTCCACAGTTTAATCTGTGGCCTATCCAAAATGAATTCAGATAAGTCTGAACTATAACCACCATTCATTATTTCATCAGCTTTATATCTTGGATGCGTAGAGGCACGGCTAGGTGCATGATGACCACACACCACAAACTTTTGATCGTGCTTACCTTCAACAATGAGTTTGATATATTCCAAAAATTCACGATGGTCAACCACAGCATCTTCTGGTGCAAACTTGGCATCGCGTGTTTTGAAAACAGGTTTGTGCCGTGCCTCAGTAGGCTGTTGCAACCATTCTTCATCAGTCATAAAAACAGGTTTATCTACAGGCACAAACTCCTTGTAATTCACCTGACGATTGCTGTTAGTAACACAACGGAAATCATTCATCATGCTTGTCATATGCATCAGTGTGATAGAATCTTCACGATTCATATCAGTCCACAATGTACCACCAATGAAAGTGATATCACCCAATGTTACAACTTGCTTATCAAGAATGTGTAAATTAGGTAGATAATCAAGGCAATCACGGATACGTTCAAAAGTGTTGCTAAAATCACCATTATAGTGTTCATGGTTACCGAATATGTATACCACATATGGAAATCTTGCACAGCATTCTTCAAAAAATAAATGAATTTTTTCTGAGCGTAGGTTAGAGAATCCAACATCAGCCTGATTCTTTTTGAGAATGTCTTTTGCAACACAGATATCACCTGATAAAATTAATACATCTGCGTGGTCGGTATTCTCAAGCGAGATTGTACCAAATTCTAGGTGTAGGTCTGAACAAATTGCGATTTTCATAATGATTCCATTGTAACATAAACTTTTATATAGGTCAAGCCTGTGTTGTATTTTTGTCTAATTTCGGTTCGACACTCACCGGTTGGTTTTCACCAATATTATTGTAGGATGTTCGAAAGTTTGTCATATCCATAAAAGCACGCCAAACAGCTTGCAATGGGAAAAACACAATTGCAAATGATGCAACAATAGAAAGTCCAACAAGCAAGATCAATTGGCCAAAAACCAAAAAGATTACCTCGAGCAATAAGTTCCATATTCCTGTGGTACCATTTTCATTCTCTTCCACATTCTTGTTGGTCAGAGTACCTCGGATGTGTTTGCTAACCTGCCCACCCATGTCACGCGATTGTGTTAATAGAATATCAACGATGCCGCGATATAACTTAATCATATTACTTCCTATCTTGTAGTGTAAATTGAGCAACAATGGCACCAGGTTTCTTCAGTGCTTCTGCTCGCCGTTTCTTGTATTCAACATTCTCAACATCGAGCAGGTCAACATCAGGACTTTGAATTTTGTTCCAAATCTTTGCACACTTTTCTTCGGTATAGTCCGTCAATCTCAGGCAATCTTCCATGAATAGTGGTTTTTCTTCAGAGTCTTCGGTTATAAGTTCATTCTTTGGTGTTGCTACAACCTTTGGTGGTTCAATTATAAATTGTTCAATCACCTGCGGTTCAACTTTATTGGCCACAATTTTATCATATGACTGGTTTGCAAGTACAACAACAGTAAACAAAGCCAAAGCACCAACAGCAATATATTTCCAATAAAGAAAAATTATAGCACCAAGAATGAAAACACCTACAATGCCAAGTGCTACAACATTCAACGAACTCTGAGAAATACCTGAAAACATTCAAATCACCTATTATTTACGGCTATACGACTCACAATGAACCGATACGGGAAACATAATTGTACCATGTTCCGTCTTCTGTGGCAATGTTTGGATTACCGGCCTCAACCGTGCATCGATACAGTCTTTAGATGACTGAATTACCTCAGCACGCTCAATCACTTTAGGTTTGTTAAAACCTTCAAGCTTTGGTGTTGAACAAGCAGACAAAACCAAACAGGTTACACCTACACTTACATACTTAAACATTTTTAATCCTATCAATCAATTTTTTTGCTTCAGTTAAGATGATGACATTATCATTGTGTTCCATATCTTCTATGATAAACGCAGCTTTCGCTTTGTATACCAACTCAAGAGCATATTCAATGTCATCTTCATCGGCCTGATTCAACCACATGTCGAAGCCTTCCTCCGTTGTACCTAGAATGAAATCTAGATTGTCACGGTCCCAAGCATTCATATGATTAAACTGCTTCAACTGTTGCCTCGGTTTCAACAACTGATTCTGTTGTCACTGGTGTTACAGTTTGTTTAGCATTATACTTGCTGATATAACGGCCGTTCTTATCGAACTCGGTGTGGTTAACCAATTGATAAGCCTTAACACTACGACCTTCTTTGTGAACCTTCACAACACCACCATCTTTTCGAATGTTATAGATGTTGGTCGACAATCGATATAGAACCGATTCTTGGTCTGTGCCTGTAAAACAGGCTCTGATTTCTTCTGGTGACACTGGTTTGCCGGATAGCAAAGTGACTGCGATTTTCTCATGGCGATTTTGTTTGCCGATACGAACTGTGTTTGACATTTAAGTCCTTTCAATAATACATAATTAAAATACCAACATGGTTATTATAACACACGGATGGCATGTTGGCAACCATCCGTTGTTGTTTTTTTACATCAGAATGGGATTTCATCCGATTCATAGGTTTTTGTATTGGTGTTTGCTGATGGTCCAGTGACTTTAGCGTCCACTTTGGAATAGAGGTCCAAAAAGGCCAACTTGGTGTCGGTATCAAAACGGTTAACGCACAATTCAATTGCCTTCATGCGGTCACCAAAGATTTTAAATGCTCTTGCAATGTGTACCAAACGGCGCGTAGAGATAATTTCATCTGTTGCACCTTGGTTGAATGACTGGCGAACCACATCAGCCCATTGTGTCAACTTGTCAACAAAATCCGCATCATCAATCAGTGGTGTAAGGATTTTCTTTTCAGTTTTAACATCAGGATATTCCTGTTCAACTGTGATAGGGAAGCGTTCAAGGAATGCATCATCAAGAATCTGTGAAAGGTAACGACCTTCTTCACTACCTCGACCTTTTGTATTGGCTGTGGCCATCACGGTGAATCCACTTTTTGGATGAACCAACTCGCCGTTCTTTTTATTGTAGTACGGTTTGCCTTCCAAGATACCTTGCAAGCACATCAACTTGTTTGAACCTCGGTCAACCTCATCAATCAGCAGAACAGCACCGCGCTTCATTGCAACGATAACAGGACCATCACGATTAACAACATTGCCGTTAACAAGAGTTGGACCACCGAGCAAATCAGACTCATCAGTTTCAATTGAAATGTTAACACGAATACATTCACGCTGCAACTCAGCGCAAACTTGTTCAACCATGAGTGTTTTACCATTTCCCGATAGACCTGTAATGAACACAGGATAAAAAGAGCCAGACTTAATGATATGGCGCAAATCTTTAAAGAATCCAAATGGAACATAATCAGCATATTTTGTTGGGATTGCAATGTCAGAATCATCAAGCAACTTAGGTTGGCGGAACTCTAGAACCTGTGCGGCCAATGCAACCTCAGCAACTTCAGTTTCCATTTCTTTCACCTTAAATTTATTGCCAATGTCCGGCAATTTATATTGACCTCGACCAACACGATAATCCGACTTGGTTACAAACCAATATGGGAAAGAAATGCCAGCTTCTTCAACAACCTGGTCAATGCCATCCCGTGTAAGGATAGAACCAACACCAAAAATGTCTTCAGCAGATTTAACGAAAGCCAACTGATTACGATTCAAACTCATTACGAACTCCTTTTATAAAGATGTTACCATTATACATCATTGCCGGATAAATGGCAAGTAGCGAAAAAGTACTCAGTCCTCAGACCAGTTTTTGGTCTGTTCAAAAGACTTTTCCTGTATCGTCAATGAATCCTTGTGGATTCTCCTAGGATTGCTACAGAGAAAGCAACCTGGATTGCCACAATCCATGGCATGGTGTTTATGGTACCGATGTGGTTCCTTGATTGCAGGATTGTATTCTGTCATCTTATGTTCTTTAGCAATCCTCAATTGTTTTTTGATGGCCTTTTCATCATTCAACAACCGTTTCGAATGTTTCAGTTTATCTTCTTCTGTGCTCATATTAATACCAAACCCTATGTTTTTCTGCTACATGTTCACTGCCATCATATTCACTAATTTCCCACTCAACATCATCTGGAATTTCCACAATGGCCAATTCAGCATGGTCACCATTGGCAGCATCACCAAGTTCTTCAATCACTTCAATCAATACTGGATCATCTCTGCTGATATCTTCAACACCAAAAGTTTCATCAGAATATTTTTGATTGTAAGCCTGTCGTTCATCCAGCGACATAGTATAGAAGTCTTCGCCTTCCCTTTGTTCTAAACGATCTTCAGGCTTCTGCAACCAGTAGGTCCAAAACTTCCAAGTACCTCCATCCTGCTCTGGATAAACAGTGATACCCCTCAGATCAAGATATCGCATAATTGCCTCATGGCTCAAACCATAACCACCAAAGCAACGATTAATTACAACCTTCATAATACTTCTCC